ACAAAGAACACAACTCCGTTCTCGTTGAGGTCGACCCAGTACCCTGCCGTATAATGGTAGAAGTTATTCCAGAACCGAGCTTTGCCATTGTAATAGGCGTCCACGTCCTTTGCAAGATTAGCCACGCCAAGAGCTTCGTGATCGAACATTACGCCAAGAATTCCCGAAGCAGTTACCTTGTTTCCACTTCCGGTCGTTGTGTCGATTTTTGATGTGTTGGCAAAATCGAATTTTTTACCGGATCCCTGCCAGTAAGGTACAATCTCAGCCTTTGGCAGCTGTATGTTTTCGGTCTTAAACTGTCCGTTTCCATCATAAAGATAAACTCCGGCAGCTGCCGCAAAGTCCGCAAGAAGAACGGTGTGAAGTCGATCTGTAGGTGTGAATTTATCAGTGCCGCCCACATTGTAAAGGGTGGATATTCCGGTCATGCGCCTCTGATATAAGCCCATGATATAAGCCGAGAACCTTATAAACTCGGGATTTGTAATCGCCTGAACGGGTGTGAGAGTCGCCGAGAATTTATCATTGTAGAGCTTCAGCAGGTTAACCGCTCTGACTCCTGAGCCTGCCGTGTATTTGGCGTCAGGGAATTCAGAATGAAGCGTGTCACCTATCAGGCTATCAATAGTCCGGAGAATCAGACCATCAGTTTTTACTGTCATGCTCTTGTCGATTGCCGTGTAGATCATGGATATAAATGAATTGAGCTGCTCCGCATTAGAAAAACTCTCTTTGACCTGATCTTTAGTGAAAGACATAGGGATATCGAATGTCACCCTCTTATTAAAGAATTTACTTGATACCTCCGGCTTGTAGAAGATATTAGGATCATAGCTCTTCCCGTTTGTCAGCTCCCAGCTTTCATTTTCTTCCGCCTCAGGAAGTTTGGACACTGTGAGCTTTTCAAGAACGGAACCATATTCCCAGCCATCTCTCATTACAGAAGGTGCAATACCCGAATAGGGTCTGTTTACAAAGATCACTTTGCCTATGTGATTAACAAGTGATTTGACGTAGTTGTCAACGGCATCAGCTGCAAAGATCTCTGTTCCAACGTCAACCACATTCGAGAGATCCTCGGCTATGAGGTCACTCTTTCCGAGGACTTCTCCGGTTACTGTGTTCATAAGTGTAAAAATCTGTCCAACTTTCATGGTTTAATCTCCTTTCAAGAGTTTAAGTTAACTAAATTTATTATACAATTTCAATCAATACATTTCAACGGGGCTTATCTTATAAGTTAATTCATTCACAACGTCAGTGATAACCTGATGGTAGAACAGGCTCGTAACTTTATTCCAATATTCGGAATCCGCTTCTAGCAACTGCTGCGTCATTGTCACTCCGATATTGCCACCTCTTGTTGTCTGCCGTGTTATTGTGCCCGTGTCCGTGTCCTTTGTGTTGTGCGTTGTGGTGTCCGTTCTGCCGTATGTCGTGCTGTCCGTCAGGTCTTTTGTTGTATCCTCTTTTTTTCCGTAGGTGGTTGATGTTCCTATTCCTGCTGTTACTGTCTCACTCCCGGAATCCGAGGGAACAGCTCCGGAAGAATCGAAGCCGTAAACAGAGCCGGAAGTTTCTTTCCTGTCCGTTCCGCTCCGGCTTTCGCTGTCCGTTCCGGAATCTGCTATACTCTCCGTTCCTGTGTGCGTTTCTGTGTCAGTTCCGGTAGAACCTGTAGTATCCGTTCCTGTGTGATCTGCTGCCAGGTCTCTTGTCTCTGTCTCTGTTATGCTGCCGTCAACATTCCATATGGGATTATATTCTGAGGTGTATGCCGTATAAAGTCTATCCCATTTAATCCCATATTTAAGATATAAAAAATCAGATACCCTTGCAATATCTGTCTGAACGTGCGTGCCGAAGTTGTTTAATATCCGGCTGCCGTAATCCGTTTCGATTTTAAAATCTAACAGGGCAGCGTCCTCAGGTGTAATGTCCTGTAGCCATTTACTCTTCTGCTTTTTCCTGCTCTGTATCGTCTGAATTATTCCCTCTGTCGGCATCGCTTCCGCTATTGTCGGATTCTCTCTGATTCCCATCTTCATTCACCTCTTCCGCTAATTTTTCTTCCTGCTTCAATTCTGCTTCTCTTTCCTTTTGGCTGACTCTCCACGCAGAATTGAATTCTACCGAGATATTAAGATTAAACATCTTGTTTATTTTTTCTGCTGCCTCTTTTCTTTCCCTCAACATATTATCAATAAAAGGCTGCAAGGCATCATCTCCAAGCTGCGCCTCACTACTGTTAATGCTTTCTCGCTTCATGTTATAATTAGCCTGAAGCCCAAGCTCGTTATATAGTGAGGCTTTCAGATATTGCTCAACCTCTATCAGGTCTGTCAATCGATGCTCTCCGGCTGTCGCTGCAGGATTTATCTTCAGATCTTCGAGAAAAGGTGATTCTAGTATAATTCCGATGTGTCCCTGCTCTATCTGTTTAAGATATTCCTCTGCTGATCCTTTCGTACTCTCGTCACCTGCTGATATAATGTTAGAGACCCTTGCCATTATATCAGCTATCCGCATTGTTATTGTATTCTCAGTGAGCAATCCGGCGTATTTACCAATCACAGGAATAAGCCCTCGCCTATATGTATCATTAGAAATGAGGACACCATCTTTATCAATTACACATGATTTGTTAAAATTGATGCCCGGATCCGCTATAACACAAATTGTAGGCTGATAATATGCGTCCGGATCTCCGCCCAAGCCTCCATAAAAAGCGTATAAATTCCCATCATCAGCCCTTGTTATAAAAGAAAAACCATTAACTTGAAGTTGGCTTTCAAGCCACTTCTGCGGAATCGTGTCCGGTAATCCTTTCCATATAAAAGCCGACTGCATTTTATTTAATACGGAAAATCCGATACTGTCGGCAATCGCTTTTTTGTCCTTCGAGTATTTTTCAACATCAAAATTTATATTATTAAGATAATAAGATCCCAGATCATAATTATTCTTTGCCATTTTTTTCACCACCTTCCGCTACGGATTTTAATTTATCAGTTAACCAAGCCGGAACCTTCACTCCTAGTTTTTCGCAATTCTCTAAAATGGAAATACATTCCATTATAATGATGTAAATTGTTAAAAATGTGCATATCTCTTCCGGCATGCCGAGAGAATATTGAAGAAAAAGGGAAACAATAATTATTAGCATCTCGCCGAATTTATTGGCGATTCCGCTCCTGAGCTTAGAAGATGATATTCTTTTGCATTTCCAAGCATTTATAAATCCGGTTAGAATATCAAAGCCTATAAGAACGAGGGGCACAATGATTATCTTCCAGGCATGATCAAAATGAATCATGCTGGCAACGTCCTGTAGTGAATACATTTATTTCTCCTTTGCATAATAACAGTTTGCAGTGCCATCATAACCACATACCCAGCCGGAGGGTGTGCGCACCCAGACAGAGCCGTCCGATGTCAGAGAAGATTCCAGACAAGTGAATACTGTGCCCTTAGGATATGCCTTTACTTTTTTAGCGTTCCTGGCATGAGTTTTTCTAACGTTGAGCCCTACCTCAGGAGTAACAACATAATCTCTGCCGTTATGAAATGTAACATTATCCGGGGTTTTCGTTTTCTCAAGATAAGCATAATCAAAAGATGTTAAATGATTATCGATAATGATTCTTATAATCTTATCCGCATACCCTGGGTCTGTGGCATAGCCCCCGTTCTTGATCGCCCTGGCTGCGCTTCTAAAATCCGGATTATTTACTGCTCCTGCATAGCGAGGAGACTTGCATATAAGATCATAATAGCCATGTACAGCGGCGGCTACCGAAGGGAAAGACTTAAAAGCGGCTGTAACCATAACATATTTACCATTGATATATTCGGTCGTTTTAAGATTGTTTCCATTTCCCTTGATTCCGAACAAGGTTTTTGCTTTCAAATTCCAACCGGATTCAAGAGCAGCCTGTGCTATACAAACTGACGGCAGCACCCAACGTGATCTATTAGCCTTTTCAGCCATCGCTAATGCTCCTACTGTTGTTATAAATTCGTTTTTACTCATATATATTACCTCCTAATCTGTATTGTATAAAAAAATCCTCAGGAATTCAAGTCCTGAGGAAATGCGCGTATAGTCTTAATTTTTATTCAAGGTCAACAAAATCTGCCGTGTAGGCGTCCCGATTGTACTTGTTAGTATGATATTTTCTAACAGTAAATCCGAGCTTGCGATTATTAACGGCATCTATCACTTCGTCATCTTTTATCATCTCCTTAACTGTATCCGTCATCGAATTCGGGAAGTCAACTAGTCCCGAAGTGGTTGCTACTACGGGGTGCGCTCCGAATTTTCCCTTTGTGTTGATCCACATGCTAAGGATTATAAAGGGAGTGTTAGTACCTCCCAGCTCCGAGAGTTTCATAAAAGGAAGATCTTCCGGAAGCTCTGCTGTGAACCTGTTACCTGTCCTGTTGTACTTGTTTGCTATACCCATTATAAGCTCCTCTCTATTCTGCTTTGCGGGTTATGTGGTATATGTGAGGCAATCGCCTTATAGTTATAGTACAATTTATATTACAATCTGTCTAATAGTCTTTTTTTATAGCTGATGTGCTTGTTATATATTCCCCGCCTGATTACTCCACATTATGAAGTTTCTAACGATCTCGCCAACTGTATTATCTTGAAAAAATACCTTATCGGCTGCAAAGTACCATGCTATCTTTTTTTGTAGATTATTAGCGGGTGAAGTGATCCGGCGTCCCCAATTATAGGCGGGATTATATTCTGTATCAAATATAAGATCTTTCTCAGGGTGTCTCAGGTCCGTTGTCTTTCTATGAATATATAAAAAATTATATTTTCCCTGCATTACAATTTCACACTGAAGAAGATCTTCTTCAAATTTTATAAAAAATATAAACTTGATATCGGAAGGTTTAAAGTCGATAGGACAATGTGGGTAAATGGCTATTTCCCAGTCTCCAGAAGTGATCATTTTTAATTTCGGATTATCAAAAGCAAAATACACATTAGAGGGAACGGACTTATTAGGTTTGTCTGCAAACTCTACGGCTACTTTCAATCCACTATCACCATAAGTATAGACATCTATCGTACCTTTAGCCTGCTTTTTGGCATGGGACAGACCCATTTCGTCAAAATAAGGATTATACGGATTGATGGTATTACCCATCATGTATATGGTAACATTGTCCCTATTTCTCACAATTGTTGAAATCGTGTTCATTAAGAGAATGAATTCATCAGGAAGATAAGCCGATCTACTTATAAACTCATCAAATAATATTGTTGTAACGTCAGAATAACTTGTAGACTTGTCGTGTTCTGTAGCCGTCAGGCTGAAGCCGTAACAAAATGGAGACTCGTCTTGTGTTATCTTTCCGTCCTCGTCTTTCCGTGTGAGATAAAATTTGCCTGCGTAATAGCGGACTCCGCTCCATTCGCCATGACTTAATCTGGTAATAACTCCGTTAGAAACGAGACCCTCAAACATCTGATTACCTCTCCCTGACTTGTAATCCGTATCCCATCTCCTGATTATCGCTCCTCTGCCTTTACCATCAAAATAATTTTCCAAGATTAAATTCAATACAGAATAGGACTTTCCGTTACTCCTCAGGGAAAATACAACATAATACTTTGCGTCAGGGCATTTATTCCGAATCTTATCAAGGGTATAATATTTCATCTTTGAAACCTCCTACATAATCTAAGAACTGTTTAGTTATCGATAACGTAAATTCTGCCGGTTCGAGGTGTACGGCTGACAGCTCGTGGAATTCCATTTTCATATTCTTATAATCGGTCAACAATCCGTCCTCCGGATCATCAATATATGTATGTGTCAGCCGTCCGGAATTCTTCGCCGGAATTGTCATTTCGTCAGTGAAGAATTCATAAGGGTCCGCCTGCTTTTCTAAAAACTGGCAGCCATCTCTTTTGGATAATCCGGCTATTGTAATATGCAACTTGCCTTTCTGCGTGTATATATATCGTTTAGCACCGAGGGTCTTAAAGTCTGTATAAAAGTCTTTTTCGGTCTCCCAATCCCAAACTCCAATCTGTTTTTTTTCTCCTTTGATGGTCTCTGGTGCTGCCTGCTCTGGGTCGATGTGATAATAGGTAAGTACGGCACGGATTTTTTTAGTGATATTAAGATTGTAATTTTTAAAATATTCTGCGTGCTTTTCTCTGTTGATGTACTTAACAGAATCAGTATCAGCATATATATAATCTCTTCCAAGCTCATAGATTCCAGAGAAAAGATTTCTTCTGGCATAGCTTGTAACAAATATGCCCCAGGGATAGAACAGGAAGCGATTTTTGCTCTTATTGTAATGATTAATCGCTTCATTGAGATCTGCCGGATTAACGTCCCAGCCGTCCTCATTGTCAAATATAATCTCATCTTTTACAGGGTCTGTAACCATGCAACCATAGCAGGAATTTAGCATTCCTTTACTAATCATGTATTCCACTGTTTTTTCTTCCACTCCCTTCAGTTTGGTTTTATCCCGATATAGTTTTAATATAGCTTTTATAATCGGCTTCGGAAGATAAGCTCCATAGAAAACATAACTCTTCCCTATAGATATGGTGTCCCAGTCGTAGAACTTTCTGATATATGAAAAATCTACATTAGTTATCACGCACTCCAGCACGTCAGCAGATACGACCCTACCATTATTTGATTGATAGTTAATGAGCTTCTGGCCCTTGCTCTCAGATATCGGATTCTCAAATACATTATCTTTCATTCGAAGCCCGGTAAATTTCACGGCAAAAATCATCAGCCTAGACGGGTCGGTGTAAAATCTGAGGAATTCTTTTTTATTCAATCCGTAGTATATCTCAGGATATGACATAGGGAATAATTCGGATAAGCAGACAGCCGGATAGCTACTGGTAAAATCGTCAGAATCCGTTCTAACTCGTATATGTTCACCAATATAAAGGGCGTTGCCATGAGTAAAACCGCCGGCGAATGCTTCTCTATAAAAGAGATAATCCTCAGGTGTCATTATCAATTCTCGCATTTTCATACGATAAATCTCACGATTGCCGGCATTTTCTCTACCATAAGGATAGCAACATTTTTTCAAATATCTCCTGACATAACCTGTATTCGTAAGGGGTATTCCTGCGATTCCTTTTTTTTCGGATTCTATTT